ACAAAGGCTTATGTGAATAATATGATAACACTGGTAAATATTTTGGTGTGAAAATTAAACCATCTATGTGATAAGGATATTCGTTTTGTTTGCTAATGATTGAAGAACATGAATCAAAGATAGTATCATCATCATTGGGATATAATTGCTCCTTTACTATGATATCTATTTTTTTGTTGTTATTCGCATTGATTTGACTATTTACTTCTCGCATATAATCATATCTGTTGTGTGTGTCTGGATTCTTTTTATCTGATATTAAAGGAAATTTGATAGTTGATTCCCCTTTTAAAACGTATATATCAAACAATGCAAATACATCTTTCTCAATATTATCCCTTCTTGATGAGGAAAATATCAATTCTCCATCTAATAAGGAATTTTTTAAGGATTCTACTTTGATACCAACCTTTGATACATTTTTTGTATTATTTATAAAGTATGCTATACCCGAATTATCAATGTATAGCAAATATCTTTCTCCATCTGCTTTTTCGGTAACTGCATAATTTTCTTTTATTGATACTACACCATATTCTTCAGGGGATAATAAATTTGATCTTTCTAATGTTATAGGTTTTGGCATCAACAATATAGTTTCTTCATCCCTGAATCTTGGTTCAATCAATGGGTTAATAAGTTTTTTATACTCCGCTATTACATTGTCCTGTTCCGATTTTGTTAATGGCTCCTTAACTTGAGATATTGCTGTTATCATTTCTAATATATTTACTCTATCAATTTCATTTTCAGAAATTATTTGAAATTGGTATGAATATCGCTTACAAGATACTTTTGATCTCTTCATTGTTGGAAATCCTTTTTCCGTTTCTTTTATCATCTTAACAACGAATTTTATGTTATCTGAGGGAACATAAATAATTTCTTTGATTAATTTATAATACTTTTCAGAAAACTCTATCTTTTCGTTTTCTGATATTTTTGATTTATAACTTGAAAACTCAATATCATAGTCTGATAAGGTAAATTGATTATCATATGAATAATTTAAGAACTCCATTTTATTATCATCAACTTCATCATTATTTTCACAATATGTAGATATAGTGTCTATACCAACTAAACAACAAATAACATTTGGATACAATTTATCATATACTTCCAATCTTTCAACGTTGATAGATTGTGCATATTCTTTCTTACTCATGTATTCGTTAAAACTATTGAAATGTTGAACGTTCCATTCTTGATTATTTATAGTTTCTATAAAATACATTTTCTTTACTATTATAATATACAAAATATGCTTATAATATTTCAATTTTTTACATAATTTATTGAATAAGAATTACCATACTCTTTAAACTGAACTACATTGTTTCTATACATAAATCTCATATCTAAGACAAAAGATAATACTTTGATTACATCTATATTCCATTTATCTTCAGAAAAATTACTAACAAATTTTTTGATAACTTTCGCAGAAAACAACTTTTCTATTGTTTCTTCCCTTACAAATGCGATCATTTGTTCTATAATTTCTTTTTCATCATACTCTATATCTAACCTTTCAGATACTAATTTGATAGGTTTTATGTTATTTGATACATTCTCAACAAGAATATATTTTGATTCCAGATTTTGAGATTGGTTCCATCTTAAGTATATGTCGGTATCAACTTTATCTCTTAAATATTCATAAGATGATTCATCTTTTGGAATACTTTTAAGCAACAATTCCATGTTATTATATATATTTTATAAAATCAACTTATGTATTCTTCATTTTTCATTGCAACATAAGTTAATTGTTGAGTGAAATTTGTTTGACGAATAATTTTCTTTTTTAATAGATAGTATTTCATGCTTGTTGAAATTTTACTAGGTTTTATATTTTGATTCAATTTACTTGTTATTGATTTTGATCCGTTACACCCTTCCGATTGATTGTCTCTTTCTGCATTTATAAAATTATTCATCTCTGTTTTAATCTTTTCATGCTCAGTTGTCTCTTTCTGTGAATATATGCAAAATGAAATATAATCATATAGTTGGTTTACTACACTTTCTTCTAACCAGTTTAGATTTACAAATATTCCGTTATTATTTCTTGTATATTTTGTATTATTTGAATGACAAATACGAAATATTTCTTCTATTTCAGTTGATGATAATGCTTCTATACTACGATATATTGTATCTATTTTATCTTCCATAATATAGATACTTAACTATTGATGTTTTTTTATATATCTTCTCCATTTTCTTCTATATCAAAACTTTCGGTTTCATCATAATCAATTTCCTCATCATCAAGTTCCTCTTCTTCTTCTTCATCTTCTTCCTCTTCATCTTCTTCAACTTCGCTATTTTCTTCATTATCTGTAAAAATTTCTTCTTGGTTTTCATCATTAGGATAATCATCATTCTTTTCATCATCATCATTAATAACGTTTTGAATTATAGCTTTTTTCTGTTGTTTTTCAAGTGTTCTTGCTATAATTTGGATTGTTTTATCTTGTAGCAAATACTTGTTACCTAATACTTCAACTAATATTTCCTCTCCTATTTTAATATTCGCAATATCTACTTCATTTAATATACGAGAAGTTGTATTTGGGATCATAATTCTCATTACTACAATGCCATCATATATTCCTTCACACGTTAACCCAAACTGGTTTCTATTCACAACTGTACATTCAAACTTCGAACCTATTGCTGGATTACAAACTTCCGCTTTACATGTTGCCTGATACATAATTGAACTGTTAAAGTGCTGTTTTATAAATTCACCAACTGAACGTGATACCATAGTTAAACTATTTTTCCGAATATATCCATATTTGCTACACTTTTCTTCATATTTTTTTTTCAATTGCTGAATAATTATATCATGAAATGTATTCTCTTTAAATTGATTATTAAACTTAATTTCACTTGGAGTTAATGTAACCGTTGTTTTGAATTTAATAGGAACAAATAGATTTGGTGTATTCATTACTTTATTCTCGTTTTATTATCATATATCATTTTTTCTTAGGTTTATACTCTGGCAAAAAATACAATTTATCGTTCTCATAATAATCGTGTAATAAATTATCACATAACGTCGTTTTATTTTTACTTGCAGTTGTTTGCTTTTTAATAAACTCGTCTCTAATGTTTCTTTCTAACATGTTTTTACACAGTATACCTGTTTTCTTTCCTTTTCCTTCTTGTTTTCTAAATACTTTAAACTCATTCACAAATACATCCTTACCAGCTTTGCTGTTCTTTGAGTTGTTAGGTATTATTAAACCATAACCTTCATTTTCAGGTTTATTTACAAAAATTCTTATTGCTTTTAATTTTTCTATTTGGTCAGGCAATAATATTTGATATTCATTATCTATTAATACAAAACCAGCAAAATATTTCACAAATATATTTATATAACCTATAAAATGATTACCACCTCTATTAATCTCATCTGAACGAATTAAAACACCCACTAACCATAAATAGTTACAAAGATTTGCCAGTTTCTTTTGATTACTAATAATATATTGAATAATAACTTGAAAATTTGATGATGATACCAAAAAATAAAAATCTAATATCATTTGTTTGCTATTTGTTTTCTTATTAAGTTTTTCAATTGTATCTTCAAAAGTTTGTATTGAGTTATTTACTGTTTTTTCATTATCTTGTTTATTTTCTATTATCTCTATTGAATGTATTTTCGGTATCTCATCCTCTATCAAATATATACCTTTATCATGTAAATAAAGCATATAGCCTTTTATTATTTTATTTGGGAATACACATTTGGAAATAACCAATTCTAAAATATTTTGAGGGATTTTGACATATACATTAATTATTTTATATAATTCCTCTAATGATGTCCATCTTTGTTTTTTTGTTTCGATGTTATGTGTTACTATTGATACAAGTGTTTCTATCAATTCATCTGATACTTCAAGTTCTGTAATATTTTTATTGGAACATACATGGCTTACATCATTTTCTCCAAATAGTATTTTTTCAACAGTTCCTTGAGATGTCTTCATTTCTATCTTTCCCATTGAAACAAACTGTTTTTTAGGAAAATGATTTATATACTCATTTAGTTTACAATCTATCGCATTTTGTTTAATTATTTTATTGATTTCTATTGTTGCTTGGATTTTTTTAGATACGATCTCATAAGCAATTTCATCATATGTTTTTCTATTGTTGTCATTTATAACACAGTGTAAAAATATCATTACATTTCTTTCGTCAATAGGTAAATTAATATGCGAGCATTTACGTACCGCCCTTCCTATGATTTGTTCAAAACGATTAATATGATACCATGGGTCTATAATATGAACCTCACGAATATTAAAAAAGGATATTCCTTCACTTGCTTTTTGGGTTATTAATACGATCTTTATATTATCTCCATTCATATTACTGGGTGAATTTATAAGGCTTATGAGTTTATCAAAACTTTCAGAATTATTGCCTGTAATATCTTTATCAGGTGTTGTCAGTATAGCATACTTTTTCCCTTGTAGTTCGTTTGAAACATTGGCACCTTTTTTTAAAAAGGAATGTTTGACACCACTCCTTGTCATACCCATATGTTCTAAAGCTATTGCCATTGGTATAATACCTTTCCATAAAAATCTAGAATATATCAAAACAATACCTTCGCTTTTCTTTACTTTTTCACATATTGTATATAATTTTGTTGCACATCTTCCTAAACGTTCTTTATCTGGATATAAATAATTTTTATAATTTTCGTTATATGTTAATGTCATAGGTTGAGTGTTATGTTTCATAAATACCGAATCGAAATTTGTAGGGAATACTACATTCATTGTCATTAATCCAACTGAAAAGTTATTTTTTTCATCATCATCCTCTTCTATATTTTCATCATCAAAGTTGTCATTTTTTATTTTTTGTAAAGAACCTATATTTGATGGATATACTCCATATTTTATTTGTTTTGCCCAATTTTTATTTGTTATTAAACCATCTGGTCTTATTTTGAATGCAAAAGAATATGGATTATTACTGTCAATATATGATACATATTTTGCTGATAATGTTGCTAATAATACTTTTGTTTTATCATTTAATTGAAATGATGATTTTGGTAATTCTGTAATTTTGGTTCCAGATTCTTTTTCATTTATTAGAATTAACTTAAAAATATCTAATAATTCTACAGTTGTATTATACATTGGTGTTGCTGTCATTAATACTAATTTATTGTTGTTTCCTTTGCTTAAAACACCATTTAAAGCATCATATACTCTTTTGTTTTTATTCGCATTTTTTCGTATATTGTGAACTTCATCTACAATAATTAGTTTATTAGATATATCCATATTTTGATTGTTTTCGTAATAATTTGCGAATTCATCATAACTATATATATTATATCTTTTCTTTATTATTTGTTTAACATCTTTAGATAAATGATGAGATAATCTGTGATATGTATCTGATGTACATTGTTTTATATTTTTAACATCATTGAATATTGTTTCTTTGAAGTTTGTTTTAAGAGATGCTGGTAATATAACAAATACATCTGGTCCATCAAACATATTATGGGCTTTTAAGAAAACTTCTGCTATACTAACCGCAGAACACGTTTTTCCTAAACCAACAGAATGATATAATAATAGACTGTTATGGGAAGAATTAATTGACATATATTTTGATAAGAAATGTTGATATATTGCTTTAGTGAATGTATCTTTAGGGCATTCACGTTTCACTTGTTCTTCAAAATCTTTTATGTTCTTTACCTCTTTATATTCTGGGATTTTGTATTCAAAAGTATCTTTTTCTTTTTCTTTTTCTTTATCTTTTTCTTTATCTTTTTCTTTAGATTTAGACTTTTCAAGTTCGGAACAAAGCTTTTGAATATTTTTGTATGTCTGAGCTGTTTGTAATATTTTTCTGTCTGTAAGTGGATTGATTGTTGGATTTTTTTTCCATTTTTCACAATCTTTCATTGTTATTTGTTTATTAAGAGCCATTTTACTTCATGCTAAAGATATTATTGTTTTATGTACTTGTTTAAATAGCTTGATTCTTTCGTTGTTGTATTGTCTAAGGTGATTTAATACTTCATTATATTTAACCCATTTAATCGCTCTTATTTCTCTTATTTGTTGAGTATTTTGAGGGTTGAAATTAACAGTTTGGTCAATCCCTACAAATTTAGCAATTTGATAAATATGTTTATATAATACGTTATTTGTTCCAAAAAATATTTCTGTAAATTGACCAATGTTCTTTTGTATTTCTATATCTTCTTCCCTAAATTCTGTTTCTTCGTGAAATTCACGTAATGAGCAAGTTTCATATGTTTCTTGAAGTTTCTTTCTGCCTTTTGGAAAACCCCATTCAGGTTCTTGATAATGTGTAAGGGCTGTCTTAAGAATTGTATTAAGTTTGTTCGTTTTTATCAATTCTTCGTAATGAGTTTTGGAATCAATATATTCTTTCGTATTTTTGTTATTACTTTGGCACCAAACAGCTTTCCAGACAATATCGAAATCTTGATTTTTTTTAAGATGTTCTTTTTCAGAATATGTCATACCTGAAAACAAATGTTTCAAATATGATTCATCATTTGGTTGATATTTACCCTTAATGAACTCCATAAATGCTAGACTATCTTTTCGTTGTATCATTAAGTAATACAGTTCTCCATCAATATCTTTATGATAACATATTACTCCTGAACTTATTATTGGTTGTGGGCAATCTTTATACAAATGTCCTACGTTTCCACAATTTTTACATATATATACTGGCATATAAATATTTGTTAGTGATTTATTTTTATACCATATTTACAAATATACTTGAAATGTGTCTAATTATAACTGTATAAGGTTTTTCTCTTTTATGAAAAACTAAAAAATAAATAAATTTTCATTTACATAAGAATAGAGTTATGATTAAATATGATCTATAATGAACGGAAACCTTCATCTAATGAAGCTCCTACATCATCAAACGCATAACCTATTATATCATTTGACATTGTAGAATTAGCAACTGGAACAGCGATACCAACATCAGGAGCAACATTATTATTAGAAACCTCTTCTTTTTTCGGTTCTTGTATTGGTTCTGTCATCATATTTTTTGCTAAATCATCTGCGTTTTTTTCTTGCATTTTAGACTTATGTTCAGTCATTTCTGTCTTTTTTGATGCTTCGGAATATGTAAGCATTGACATTAAAGATGAAAATATTACAACTGTAGAAATAATTATTATGAAAGCAGTTATAATGTACCCATACCACCAACAAAGACCTGATTTGTTTTTATAGGATGAAATACAAGTTAATTCAAATAGAGATAAAAGGATGTATGGGGTTGTATAAATTATAATAACAAGAATGGTAAACATTCGCTGACCCATAGTCATTTCATTATTGGTAAATAAAACAGTCATACAAATTGCGATGACAGCACAAAAAATCGCGATACTCGCATATTTAGATTGGTCAGAACCAAAAAAGATATTTTGCATGTTCATTTTATTAATCTTCACAGAAAATAAATTTTTCTTGACATAAAAAATTGATTTATATATTATATAATAATATTTAAAATGGGAATACCATATTATTTTCATACGTTAACAAAATTGTATCCGAAAATATTATTATCAACTCTTCCGAAAAACATTGATATATTTTCAATTGATTTTAATGGCTGCATTCATCCAGTTGCGAATTCTGTTAACATTGATAAAAATGGTAATATTAATGAAATCTTAGATTCCCTATGGACAAAAACAGAAGATTTGATAAAAGTTGTATCGCCAAAAAAAGTTTGCATATGTGCTGACGGGGTAGCACCTCTCGCAAAAATAGTTCAACAAAGAAAACGTAGATATATGAGCTCTTTACAGAAACAAATTGACGGAACTACTAACAAATGGAATACGAATGCTATTACACCTGGAACAAGTTTTATGAAAAGTTTGGATAAATATATGTATAATAAATGTGAAAAATACATATATAATGGAAGTGATATTAATGGTGAAGGTGAACACAAAATTTTCAATTATATATCAACAGAGACAAATAAGAATATAGTAATCCATGGGATGGACGCAGACCTTATACTCATCTCATTAATTAATAAATCATCAAATAATATATACTTGATGAGAGAACAACACGATGATAAAACGATTATTCTTGATATCAATGAACTATATACAGTAATAATTACAGAAATGATAGAAAAATTTGGTATTCATAAAGAAACTGATTTGATAGAAAGTTATTGCGTATTATGTAGTTTGTTAGGTAATGATTTCATACCACATTTAATGACCGTAGGATTAAAAAATAATGGTCATTCTCGTTTAATGAAACATTTTCATGAAGGATATAAAACATATGGATTATTGGTACAAGATGGAAAAATAAATAAAGATTTACTATCATTTTTCTTTCAAGAGTTATCTAAAGATGAGACTGACTTATTGATGAAAGAAACACGTAGATACATTCTATCTAAACCAATTTATGAAAACAAAATTGATCAATTCGCGAAATCACTAATAAATAATAATGATTGTCTTGTATCAAACTGGAAGAAAAAATACTATAAGTATGCTTTTGATATAAATGAAACCAATGAAATTAAAACAGTTGCTCATAAATACTTAGATGGTATATATTGGACATACAATTATTATAAATATCAAAAAATAGATCACAAATGGTATTATCCATATAATACATGTCCAACTATTATTGATATATATAATAATATAAATACACACAATTATTCACCAAATGAGCAAGGAAATTTTTTATCAAATAACGCTCAATTACTTATAGTAACTCCCAAAGCATCAATCGATATACTAGATAGTAAATTAAAAACATTTATGGTTGATGATAAAAAGGAGCTAACTTATATGTATCCAATAGAATATCAAATCATTCGATTTCTAAAAAAACATTTATGGGAATGCGTCCCTATATTGCCAATCATAGATATAGAACACGTTAATTCTTGTTTGCAAGAATATTTGTGATAAGTTCAGTCTTTGTTCCATTTGTATCTAAATTCAAAAATGCCGCCATTTCTCTTAAACTGTCAACATTCAATTTGGACAGTTTAGATTTAGTATATGTATTGTTGCTTGAAACTGAAGATACTTCATTAATTATATCATCAACTAAATCAACATCATCTTTTCTTCTGGTTTCTTGTTTATCATTAACTAAATCCACATCATCTGTTCTTCTTGTTTCTTGTTTATCATCAATTATTATTTCAGTTTTGAAAACTTTTTTCATTTCATCATTTTCCATCTGGTTTACAAAATCTTCTTTAGATTTTTTCATACAAATTGCGGTAACAATTTTATCAAGCCGATATACGGATGTTTCTAATGAAGCAATCTTTTTCCAAAGATAAATAAATAATGAATAAATAGCAAGTAAAATTAAACAATAAACAACATACTCCAAATTGCTTAAAATAAAATCAATCATTTTATCATCTTGATATAAATTATCTTTTATATTTTAATCGCACGTCAAAGATTTTTTGCACTTTATAGCATCTTCTATTAAAGTTTGAGGAAAATTCGTTTTTCTCAAAAGTTCAAGAGCAATACATTGAAAAGAAGGTTGATTTCTTATATTATATGGAAATTTGAATTTATAATCATCTAAAGGGATAGCTATTGTTGATAAATTTTTGAACAATTTAGGATAATCTTTTTCAAGACTTGTTAAACTTCTGAAATGAGTGCTTACAATACACTTCAGAGTAGAGCTGTTTAAAGCTATATATTTACAGAAAGCATATGCCATTGACTCACCTTCAATCGCAACAGTTCCATTTAATGGTTCATCTAAAAAGAATAAAGTATTTTTACCTTCAAATGTTTTTAGTTTTGCTAACATTGTTTGGCAACATTCTGATTCTGCCTGAAAATATGATGATTTACCTATTACATCAGATACTCTCATATATGAATAGATACAATCAACAATTTTTATTTTTGCTTTGGAACACATTACAATTCCTACAGATTGTGCTAATATATAATTAGTCGCGATTGATTTACAATATAATGTTTTTCCACTTTGATTAGCACCACTTATTATGAAATGTTTATCTAATAATACCGGATTAGACACTTGATTACTATCAAGTAATGGATTTCTCATTCCAATTAAAATAGTTGAATCATTCTCTACATAGGTTGGAATGCACCAATATTCATTATGATATAATTTTGATAAAGTACTAACCACATCCAAAGTATACACAATTTCTAATATGTTTTTTAGCTCATCTCTATAAGTTGAACTTTGCCATAATGAAAATACATCGCTTAGATTTCCTTCAGCTAATGAAAAATTATTTATTCTGGTTACTGAACATTTTCTAAAAGGTGACCACACATCTTGTATGTTGTTAAAGATATCTTTGGCAGTCCTAACAAATTTAGCAACACCTTCAATCGCCTTTAGTAAATTCATTCTATTTGTATGAAGTTTGTAGCAAAGGTCTAAATGTTGATAAACCCCATACAAATACATAATTATATATACGATGTACGTTATAAATGAAGTAAATGACATTTTAGAATCAAAAGCAAATCTAATTAAATCTTTAATTGTTATTAAATATTCGCTGAAAGACATTTTTAAAAATGTGTTTTTAAAAAGATAATAAGGCATTAAAAAAACGCTTATTGGTGTCGATAAAGTTATAAGTGGTGTTAAATATATTTTATAACCATGATATATTGATAATATTGGATTATAATAGCATAAATATTTGAAATACCAGTCAGTAGGATACAACATTTCAAACATAGTAGCCTTTTCTTCATCTTTTTCAATTGTCTCTGATAATTCTAATGCCCAATTAACATCATTTTCATATTCAGCAAGAACATAAATAGCATTTTCAAAATCATCACATTGTTTGATAGCAATTTGACGTTCGATTAACATTTGCTTATCAGTAATAGGCGTTCTTATGATATTTCTAATTTCATTTTTAGAACCATTCAATATAACTTGTGATTGTAACCAAATATCAATTTCTGTATCTTCATATATATTAGAAGATATATCTACCCACATACCTTATTTATGTAAAATGAACATATTATATGAAAAAACAAAACGCAAAAATTGATATAAATATTAATCAGTTAATATTGTGTACATATGACAAAACTTGACATCGTAATAATTTTTTATGAAGATAAAATTTATAAAATTAAGAAACAACCATTTGAAAATGAGAAACAATCATTGACACGAGGATGGTTCATAGTTAAAAACAATAAATGTAATCAAGTTGAAACACTTTCAAAGAAATATTTAAATGAACTAAATGGAATGAAATATTAACACTTACAAAACTTTAATACAATAAATACTGCTATCATAGTAGCAAGAAAGTTTATCAATGATACAACAATAATTAATGGTAATATATAGTATAAAATCTGTCCATATAAGGGTTTAATAATTTCAGTTTGAAAGTCAGATGAATTTAAAAGCTCCGTTTTTATAAAATCAATCAAATAATCTTTGTAATTATTATTTTGCGTCATATGTTTTTAAGTTTTCTATATATTCATATTAAAATAGTATGAGTTATAACTCACCGTATAAAAAAGGAGATTTCTTTTTATCGAACAAAAAAAAACAAGAAATATTAGTATTAGATGATGTTGTTATCAAGAATATTTATCGAAAACAAAAACATATTTTTGAAGTTCAAATAAGAGATGAAAAGGATATGCAAACATTTCAGCAAAAAGATAAAGAATGTTATCATGAATTGATTAGAAGTAATGAAGCGTGGTTTCATAACTCATTAGATGAAACAACCATTCAAAGTATGTGGAAACCAAATTACGATATTCAAACATCAACAGTTGAAATTACGTATCCTCTAAATAATCCACCAATGCTTATTTACAATGATGAAGAACAACCAACTTTAAGTGATTTTTGGAATAAATATGATGATGATAAAAATGGAATATTAACAATAAATGTTAAATTAGTATGTATGAAAATAGAAAAAAAACAATTTTCGAATATCTGGATATTGAGAAATATTAATTTCTCAAAATGTCAAAATACTCTAACAAAAGAAGACATTAATGAAATATATCATTTCGATATAAAAAAAATGTTAAATACTATAGACAAACATACAAAAAAACTTGAGAATGAAATAGAAGAATTATCTAATATTAAAAAGGAATTGAATGAACAATATAATGTTTTTTCAAATGAAGTTATTTCTGAAACAATTAATAAATGCCAAGAAAAACTTTTTTATCTCTATAAAATATAAAGTATAAAATGTCTAAAAGCGACAATACCATGGTTCTTATTTTTTCTTTAGTTGTGTTTGTGTTATTAGTTATACTTTTAGTGAATGCTTATAACACAAAATGTCGGTTCGCCGAATATGAGAAATTCAGTGTTAAACATAGTAGTTCAGTTCCAGCGAATGTTCCATCTGTAGCAGAACTTTCAAACAAAAACATAAATTATGATTTAATATCTTCAAGTGGTAAAGGAATTGGTGGTAATGATCCACTTGGAAATTCTGTATTTAATCCAGTTGAAGCAGGTGATACCTCGAAAATGGAAGGTGGCGCAAGTTGTTTTCCACGCGATTCATTAACAAGCGCCGATTTATTACCAAAAGATGCTAGTGAATCTAAGTGGGCTCAAACTAACCCTGCCTCAAATGGAAGTTTAATGGATAACCAATATCTTAATTCGGGATATCATTTAGGCATAAATACTGTAGGAACAAGCCTTCGCAACGCAAACTTACAATTAAGAAGCGAACCTATTAACTCACAAACTGTTGTAAGTCCATGGATGAATTCTACAATTTCTCCAGATACCAATCGCAAAGAACTCGAAATTGGTTCTAACTAAATTTTTATTTTGAAAAAACAATCTTGTCTTCATAGTATTTAACTTTAATGTTTTTTGATAGAACAAAAGTTATTTTTTTATCTTTTTTATTAACGAATTCACATAATTTTGCTATTGATTTCAACGAAAATACTTCATTTTCAAAAAAATCTAACTTAAGAATTTTTTTCCAAAGTATGTCGTTGAAATTTGAAAGTGTTTTTATAATAATATTGTTGCTATCAATTTGAATATTACTTATTATTTTATTCAATACGAAATCATTCAATGTTTCATCCATTTGTTGTACTTTTTTTGCAAGTTCAAACATTGAAGGGATAAGTTCTTTATGAAAATTTTGAAAACATGGAACTATATCATCTCGTATTTTACCTCTGTTACACCATTTGGGTGTACTGTCTTTGAGAAAAGGTATATTGTGTTTTATAGCAAACTCAATTATATCTTCTTTACTAATATCTAACATTGGTCTCCAAAAAGTAATATCATCTATTATCGTATAGCATTTCATACCTTGTAAATTGTCATAATTTTGTTTTTGTAATATATTAGTCATAATGTTTTCAAAGCAATCGTCTTTATTGTGTCCTAAAGCAACAATTGGTCTGGATTTAATTTGTTTATAACAATCATATCTTATCTTTTTAGTAATATCCTCATATAAATCTCTTAAACCATTATTATGACAAGAATTTCTATTAATTTCATCAATTGTTCTGTGATATAATTTGATACCTAACAAAGAACAATATTTTTTAACAAAATTTAATTCAATATTGCTATTTGTTGAATTATTATAATTAATGTGAATAGCAATAATATTATTTTTACTTATTTTTGCTAAATTAAACAATAAAACATTACTATCAACGCCTCCTGACAAAGATACAATTTTGATTTCTTCTGCTACATAATCGTCAAACAATGGTTTGAATTGAAAATCAAATTTTTTGGAAGGATTGTTCGCAAGAACGCTCGCAAATGTATTCGAATCAATATTTTCGTTTTTTTGTTCGAGAAATATTCTTTCGGTATATTGTTTATAAAACTTATTCAATGTAGCATTAATAAATCTTTTGTATATCTTTTTATTTTCGTTCGATGAAAAAATGTAAAGATCAATAAAAATGTTAACAATGCTCTTTATTTTTTCTATGTCCCCTAAATGTCTATATGGTAAATATATGAAACAGTAATCATATGGTCCCAATTCAAACTTATTTTGATTTTCTATAATAATATTTGATATTTGAGAAGCGATACAAGAATAAAAATTATTTTTAATATAGTTAAATCTATCGAAATGCCTTGGGATTTGGTCAAGTAGAATAATTGAACCAATTATGACTTTCTTATCATCAACAGCATTTATATAATCAACTAAAAACTCTAAATCAATGTATATTAATCTATCATAATATTTTTTTGTATAGTATTCATCTGTATCACTATTTCTAGAAAACCATGTATTTTTGTTAGACATCCATTCGTCGTATAATTCAATAGCAATACTGTCGATAGTATTATTCATTTTATAATGAATTAGTATATCAAATTTCATTTAAGTAATTCATACAACATATATGCAACAATGTCAAATAGTCAAGAATTAATGTTAAAATCATTAACAAAATATTTTAAATCAAATTTAGAAAATGAGAAAACATTTGTAAATATAATAACTGGAAAATATAATGTATCACTTCGATTGTTAGATTGGCTTGTTACTCATTACGCAAAAGCAAATAATATAATATATTGGATTAATTTGGAAAAGGACACACTAGAAGAAACAGCACCACAATGCAAAAAAGAAGCTGCTAATATGAAAAAAATAATACTGTATATTGAATATCGTGCTCAACTAAAATCATATACAAAATATAACTTTGACCCATTTCGGCGTCATGAAAGGATACAGTATCATGTTGGTAAAGAGAAAGATAGAATTATAGAAACAACAATAGGTCAAATGAACTTTTTTCGCTGGGTTTTTGAAAACAAAATATTAGATTTTGCCAAGTTTCATTCACAAAATATTGTAAAACACATGAGTAAGGGAAAAAAAAGCAAAGATAGTGAATTATTATCAAAAAAAATTTCACATAATTCTTGTCAAATTATATCATTTTGTTGAGTTATCTATTTGATATAGTATTATACTTAGGTTTAACATCTTTCGGGTCCCAAGAAATATAGATAACATTAAAATTTGGGTGTGGAAGTCTGGATACGAAATACCCATGCTTTTTCAAACCAGTTATCAAATATTCAATGCAACTTTCTAAATCATATAGTGGTAATCCCAACATTAACCCCGGCACAGAAAAGAAAGTTCCTGTTCCACCATGTTTAGCAACTTTAGTGATTTTATTATTACAAATGGTCCCAATAGCGTTATATGAAGATACTTGTTTTTTTTCTTTATTTTTCTTGATTTCATATAGTTTATGTAATGGTATAAACCCAGACATATTTATCTAAATATCCTACAAAAAATTTGTAAGATTCTCCAAGGTTCTTTGTCCCGTAAATTCTTTTTCTAATTTATCATTCTTTACTTTTACAATAGAAGGAAAACCCACAAGATCGAAACCTATCTCATCAGCACGGTCAGTTGCTTCTTTGTCGGTAAATTGTTTGAATTCAATTTCTCCATCCATCTTTTCAACAAATTTATTCCAAACTGGGTTAAAAGACTTACAGTGTCCACATCTTGAGCTTGAATAATATTCAATGGTTGTTGTCTTATCACTGAATAATTCAACAATACCTTTATACTGTAAGAAATATATAAAGATTAAAGTTATAATAATTGCAACTATAGATATCAAAAGTATATTATTCGTATTAAAGCATTTTTTTTTCATATCTTCTTTTTTACTATAATATATTAAAATCTTTATCATTCATAAGGAACATATCTATTAATGGACATCATTCAGCATGACTATAAATTATTCATTTCTTGCTTGAAAGAAGCCGAATCAAGCGATAATTATCTAAGAATAGTTGAGAAAAAAAATAAAATAATTTCTAAATATTCTTGTTTTTGTAAAAATTTTGACAACAGGGATTTCTTACAAAAAAAGAAAACCCAACAAATTAAGAAATTAAAAGATATATCCTCTCCTAAAAAAAATGGATTGCATATTTTAGCATTTTCTTACTCAGCTGAAAGCGAAACAAAAAAACAATTTACTGGAATTCTTAACAAATTAACAATTAATCCTTCACAAGAATTTTTAGATAAAATTGCTTCTTATATCCACGAGTCTTCTTATAAAGTTGAAAACTTTAATCTTCTAATTTGCTTTATCAAAAGACATCGTGAACTTATTAATGTTTATATCAGGATATTTGATTTTTTTAATGATGATTTTGTTGAAAAACAAAAAGAAAGTTTGTTTAAGATTTTTTTGGAAGAAGAAGAATGGGTTATACCTAACGAGTTCTGTTCAATTGATATTTTTTCAAATTCTTGTGACTATAATATGTTTTGTGATTTCAAAAAATGGCAAGAACAAACAATGACATACTTACTATTTTGGTGTGTTGTTAAAAAACATGATGTTGATTGTTTGATTGATGAAATACTTCAGAAAATTGATCCATCATCTTTAAGACATATTATTGACACATATTTAGAATATTTATTAATTATTAAAGCATACGTACCTGTTTCACGGTTTGATGCTATTAAAAATTTTAATATAAATGAACTAAATAGTTCCACGAAATTTAAATTTCAAGAACTATTCAGTTAAAAATGATATCTATATATTAAAAAGTAATATATATAGAGTAATATGTACAAAAAAGTTATTATTGAGAAACTTACTAATTATATGATTGAAGAAAAAAAACACTTTTTCAAAGCAAGGGCATACCAAACTGTTATCAATAATATTAATAATGCTGATATTATTATAAATTCAATAGATGATCTTGAAAAAATACAAGGCATTGGTAAATCAATTAAAACAAAAATAATCAAAATTATTGAGGAAAAAGTTGATTTTAATGAAAATGAAAATCTTATTGACACTTTTCAGAAAATATATAGTGTTGGTCCTATAACCGCACAAAAATTAGTAAATGAACATAAAATTACCTCTTTGGATGAACTTAAAAAAAATGAAAAAGCCCTTTTGAATAAAAAGCAACAAATAGGTCTTAAATATTTTGATGACTTGAACAATAAGATACCAAGAAGTGAAATGATTAATCACAACAAACTTATTAAAAAAACATTAGGAAATGTAAAACACGAAATAGTAGGTAGTTATAGAAGGGGTAAAGAAGAAAGTGGAGATATTGATGTTATTGTTGTTAGCGAAGAAATCAATTTCATAGAAAATTATGTAAAACTTTTGATTGAAAAAGGGTATGTTATTGAAATTCTTGCTAAAGGTAGCAAAAAATTTATGGGAATTTGTCAAATTAACAATATTGCAAGAAGAATTGATATTCTTGTGTGTGATAAAAATGAGTTTCCTTTCGCTATTCTTTATTTTACTGGTTCTAAAGAGCATAATCTCATTATGAGAAAGAAAGCATTATCATTAGGGTATACATTAAATGAACATGGAATTAAAAAGAAAAATTTGAATGCGAATGATATACCTGATTTATATACCGAAGAACAAATTTTTGAATTTTTGAAAATGGAATATAAAGATCCAAAAGAAAGATAAAATAAAAATCTTATTCTAATAATAAATAAACATGGGAGATGTATTTACTTTAGAGTTTCTTGCGAACTTTTTATTTAAGTTCATAATTCTTATCCTATTCGTTCTTACTTTCACATATATTCAAAAATTAGAAAATATTGGATGTGCTTGCTCTGTTCATCCTTACAGAGATTTCATTAAAACATTCAGTATTATTGCGTCCGTTTATTTCGGAATTGTTATGTTTGCTGCTCCTAAAATCGTAAACAAGTCTCTTGGAACAGAACTTACAGTGTTATACAATTTACTTGATTTCATATTCTTGTCTATGACTCTCGTATATTTCTATTGCTGTATTGAATATGTTAGATATCTTGTTAATGAAAAATGCAAATGTAGTGAAGATTTACGCCGTGATATTATATTATGGTCTTCAATTGTTGAAATGTTCTTACTTCTTCTTGTTGTTATGGTTGCTCTTATTATTCCTGTTATTGGAAGCACGTCAATATCAGCAATTGATGGAGTGACTAAGATGCGCTCTGGATTAAAATCTACTCTTTTAAATCCTATCGGAAGCGTTCGTGACAGCCCTACAAAAATTAAAAAGGTTGTAAATGATACATCTGGTGTATTTAAAAATGCTTCTAAAAGCATTATTTCTTCATTGAAAAAACGCGTTCGCTAAATTTCGAGCACACGTTTGTTTTTAGTAGTTCTTTTTTTACTAACTTGTTTATCACCACTCGTTATTTTCATATCTATAGCATCACTTATTATACTATTTATTTCTTCATCGCTTATTGATAACATCTCCACATTATTATCATCAGGTGTTATATTTATATTTTCATGCATAAAGCTATTTAGACCTACGTTTTCTTGTTTTTTAGATGTATCCATTCCAAAAAGATTTGATACCATTCCAAATATATCACTTGAATTGTCTTGCGATTGTTTGGAACCAGAAACACCTCTAGTATTCATTGGTTTTGTATCTGGGAATGAACTACCATTGACATATGCTTTCGCAGATGCTTGCTGAAATTGTTTCATTAATTCGGGATTAGAACGCAATACTTCCTCCACATCTGGAACATTACTCTGCCCGAACATACGTTTTGTTAAATGAAACATAAAAGCACTCCCACTCAAGGATATGAGCAAACGCAATTCAGGAGCCATATTTGAGCCAGCACCTTTATATTTGTTATGTAATTCTTCAAAAATATCGTCATAATCATTAATACTTTCATGAACCTGCTCAGACCAACCATCCAATTGAACAGATAATGGATCATAACGCGTATTTAAATATTCAACACCTGATATAAAACCCATTAACATCTTCCTTTGAAAATGCACACTACTATCAATTTCTCTTTCCTTGACAATACGATCATACGCAATTTGCATTTCAAGCAAATTACTATTCATTGAAAAATTGTAAGGAATATTTACACCTTTTGATTTTAGACGGTCAAGTTGATATAATATTTCTCGCTTTTGAGCAATGTCATCTCTTGGTTTTTTCTTTTTAACAGATGCTACAGATATAGCACTTTGGCTTGATGTATCAGAATCAGTTGTTGCCTTTTCAAAGCGATTCTTTGTTTCTTTTACATCAGTTGAAACAGTACTTGAACTCTCTGATTGCATATAATCCGATGAGGCAATACTACCACTCTTGTTGAATAGTGTAGCATCATTGATATCCTGATTTTGCGATATCTTAGTAAATTCAAAAGGTGACATATCAAAATTATCAGGTGTTATTTCTATTTCATCATCTGTATCTACTTGAAACATATTACTGTTATCTTATTGTTTTTTACATATATTTATATAGTTATTGCTTACGCACATTTTAATGGTTGATTTTTAAGTTAAATGGATTGTTATTCAATGATTTTACCATATTTGGGTCAAGACGATCTTTATATCCATTATATTGAGTATTCTCCTTTGTTATATCACCTATTGTTCCACGTGTTTGATAAACCTTTTCGATGTTTTTCATATCTTCTCTTGCTATTGATTCTTCCACCAAACGATTTGACTTCATTTTAACCATTTCTTTAGTTGTTGATACATATTTACCACCAGCATTTGGTGTATGATTTGTATTTAATAAATTCTCTCTATCTTGATCATGTGTCATGTTATACGAAGCTTCTTGAGACATATGCTCTTTATTACTTGATTCTGCTATACCAGAATACGCATAATCACTTACATATTGCTTTTGAGTGTCTTCTAATCGAGCATCAAATACTTCATAGCCTCCAAATATACTATTTACCAATCCTCCAAACCATCCATATTCACTCTTTCCTTTGATTGTTGTTTCTTTATTAGTTTTCTTTATTATGGTTTTAGCAGCGTCAACATCATATACTGTTACCTTATATGTTTGCGAATTTATGTTCCTTTGTGTATCATATACAGGTGTTGTTTCTTTTATAGTCTTTCTAGCTTGATCATCACTTTCTACAATACCTGCTGTTGCTCCTTTTATATTGTTCATAGTCGTATCATGAACTAACGTCTCTTTAATAGTAGTTTTAAACATATGTGATATAGGATCGTATGTTGTCTGTTTCTCAGGAGCACTCACTTGTAAATTGCCATGTGGTCTTGGCGCATCAAGTAAATATGTCTTAACAGTATCTTTAAAGACGTCAGTTATTGGAGATACTATTGACTTCACAAGACTTGTCGCATTGCTTACATTTGTTCGTGTTTCTGTTATTTGACGCTCATTATCATATACCATTACAGTATTCTTACCATAATCATCCTTTAAACCAGTTCCATATTCATTTACCTTCTTGACAGGACCTTGATATTCTACGTGAGTAAGAGATGCGTTTGTTGCTTTTATATTTTGCACAGTATCTCGAGATGTTTCTTTTAATACTGACGACATTGATGGTAATAAATCATCTATAGATTTTTCAAATGTTGTGTCAGGACGATTTTTATCTATAGGTGTTATATTTGCTCGTTTATCAATTGATTTTTGGGGACCTTGAATAGGTGTTTGAAATGTTCGCGATGTTTGATCCGTTTTAGGTTTTACTGATTGTAAGTCTGTTGGCATAGCATAACAACGTGTTGAATTTTGTTGAAATCCACCACTTCCAACACTAGAATATCCAGCATTTAGCCCAGGACCTACTTGAATTTGTTTTATAGGAAAACTATTTTTGTGTGAGATTGGATTTGATATTCTTGAACGATAAAAATCATCATTATTTTTCATTCCACATACATTACTCACATTTGATACAGGTTTATAAAAACATTCAGTCTCTCTTTTATGAATAAAAGTGTCATCAATACCAGTATGTTTTGCCAGTCGACTGTTATTAGCAAAACTTTCAGTATTTTGTGTTACATTCCCTCTTAAAAATGGTGCCATGTTATTATGAGTATAATCTTTTGATGTCATTGGTTGACCAGTTAATGTTGATATATTCTCAATTGATGAAAATTTATTTCCATTAGCATCTTTATTTATTATTCCTGTCTTTAACGGGTCTTTTGATAGACGAAATTTATCTTCAGCTCTTTGTTGAGCATCATTTATTACTTGTCTTTGATATGTTGATTGATATATACTTTCTTGAGATGGTTTCTCATACATACTATTCTTTATTGTTTTGTAGAAAAAAATGAGTAAGAATATATCGTTATTTATCAATATAATTTTATAAAAGTTTTTTATAATTATATTGACTTTTGTGCAAATTTTTTATTATTTCATATTTTCGGAAGAGATATTGATTTTTATAAAATGTTAAACTTAAGAGATTGTTATATTTATATATATGTTAAAATGAATTATACATTTGTTTATACAGACGGTGCTTGTTCAAATAATAATAATCCTATTCTTGCTAAAGCAGGTTATGGTATTTATTTTGGTGAAAACGATGATAGAAATGTCTCTGAAAAAATTATAGGGAAAGCAACAAATAATATAGCAGAATTAACAGCAATTATTGAAGCAATTAAGATTACTAAAAATATTCCAAATCCTGTTATTATTGCAACAGATTCCAAATATGCTATTTTATGTGGAACTAGTTATGGTAAAAAGTTAGATAAAAACAATTGGATAAGCGATAAACCTATAAAAAATCTTGAATTAGTTAAAGAATTATACTATTTATTATCAGAACATACAAATATTCAATTGCAACATATCACAGCACATACAAATAACACCGATATACATTCTATAGGAAATGCCGAAGCAGACCGTTTAGCAAAAAACGCTATCGGTAATGATAATTGCGAATATACTGATAATAATATATATATTATAGTTCCTTTTGAAAGAAAAGAAGAAGCGAAAAAATTAAAAGCAAGATGGAACCCAAATGCTAAAAAATGGTACACGGTTCCTTCTAATAAAAATAACGAACAACTATTCAAGTTATTTCCTAAATTTATTTCTTAATACATATCAAAAGCTTCCCAAATGATCTTACTATTTATTGATTAAAACACTATGTTTTATTATACTAGTATTAAACGTAACATTTTATTGGCATCTTTTATATTTATCATACCTTCTTTATGGTGATTTTCGCAATATAATCCTTTACTCATTTCAGAATAATTGAAAGTTGCTTTAGAATGGCATCCTTCTTCAATACATCTCAAAATTTTTAGATTTATCATACCTGGTTTTTGATGACTTTTACAATATAAACCTTTAGATATTCCTGGATAATTGAAAGTTGGTATTTTTGAACAATTATCACCTATACAAAAGATGTTAGTATTTACATTTATCATTTTATCTTTTTTATGTTTCTTACAATACAAAGATGGTGATCCTTTATAATTGAAGTTTGGTCTTTTACTGCATGTTGGTTCTATGCAATATTTATCTATTAAATTAACCATACCAACTTCTTGATGTTGCGAACAATATAATGGTTTATATTCATATTTATAATTGAACCTTGCTTTTTTCTTGCAATTTTCAATATCACATATTTTTGATATAATATTTATCATATTTTTGTGTTTGTGCTTTTGACAGTAAATAGGGTGCTTTTCTTTATCATAATTATAAGAAGGTCTGATATTGCAATTTGAGTGAAAGCAATATTTATACATTAATCCAATATTCATTTTATAATATACGTCAATTTTTTTAATGAATAGCAACACTGTAATATTCTTTTTATTCAAATTTTTGAAAAGTATATAAGGAAATCATATATTATATATGATAATAAGAAGAAACTATCTTATTATTGTTTTATTTAGATAGTTTCTTCTTATTATCATATATAATATATATAAATATATATGATAATAAGAAGAAACTATTTTATTTTTGTGTATATATAATGGTTTTTGTTGGGTTGCGATTCAATATTTCCGAATTTAGGGAGGAAATATGAAATCGTGGGAAGTCTTTCTTTAGTCTAGACTTCCAATGCCGGGTTGGCGGAATTGGTATACGCGGATGACTTAAGCTCATCTTCCCCTTGGGAATGCAGGTTCGAGTCCTGCACCCGGTATGAAACCAAGCAAGACCATTATATATTTTTAATACATCAATTATGACTAATAAAGATTTTGGTGTAATATTAAAGACAGCTTAAAATTGGTGTCAGATTTAACTTTGAAGAGCCTTACAACAATTTAATCTATTCCCACTTATTAAAGCACAGGCATGTTTAATCTGGAATTATAAGATAAAAGGTTGAATATGGCATTCCAAAAAAGATTGTTCCACCATTTTGGTTTATTTGATGAACTAACTAATCAATGATGAATTTTTTGTAATGCTTGTATATCTCTTAGTATGTCGTTATTAGAACATAATTTTCCCCAACTTCTCATACCATTCACTCTTGTTTTAGGGCACTGACAAATCTCAAAGCCATATTATTGTCGGCGTAAGACCCTTATAATCTTTAAATAATTATATTGCAGATAAGACCTATTCCGAGTCACATTCTCTTAGTCTCTAGACTACGAATTGAAATATGTTTGGAACTCTTCTTCAATTATCGTGCGGGAATGCAAAAGCGATTACAAAATTTCGGTATATAAACAACTTTAATATGATAACTCATAAACTTTAATATCGTTACTATATTCTTCAATATGAAACATGTATTCACCATTTTTAGAAAAACAGATTAAATTATTTTTATTTGAATGTTGTATTTCAGCAACATCTAAATTTTCAATATTCATAACTTGTAAATATGAAATATTTTTTATGCTGAAAAAAAGATGTTTTTTAGAGGATATATGAAAAATGTTAGAATAATCTATTTCAAACATTGTTGTGAATTTTTGATTCAAAAGTAAGCCATCAATTGAAACAATCGCTAATCTTATTTCAGTAACATTTTGAAAAGTCGCACAAAAGACAATATTATATTTATCATCACAAGTAAATTGTGCGAATGTCTTATCAACATAATTTTTTGCATAACAAGCCATTTCAAATGGTATACTATCTATTAGGCAATCATATTCGATAATATCACTCATTGCTCCAAATAAACGAATTGGTTTTGGTTTTTTAATACTCCATAACGTAACAAACATTTCAATACCAGAAGCAAGTATATATTTGTTGTCTTTTGATAAATTTAGCGAAAGAATTTTGCAACATTCTGGTTTAACAATTTTGTATATATATTTTTTACTAGGAATATCAATCATATAAACTACGTTTGAAAATGCAATTAAAACATTTGAGTCATGATGAGATAAATGTAGAGCGGTTATTATATCTTGAACTCTTATATACAATTTTAAATCATCAGTTATTGTATTTAATACTTTTAGATTGTTTTCAGAGCATACAGCGATATGATTATTTTCAACATTAATATCAATTAATGAAATTTGTGTATCAAACAGTTTTGCTTTTTTAATATTAGAATTTATTAACGTGTGATTCATTTATTTAAATACTTATTAATAATATTGTAATTATACATATTACAAAAACACCAGATTGAATAGAATTTCTTATTTAATCTGTTTTGCTATATAAACAGAAAACTTGAAATAACAAGCATGATATGGTAAATATAGTATTTGACCTAGAAACTACAGGAATACCAATAATGAGAAATTACAATGAATATTATGATTATAAAGATTTAGAAAAATATGAAAGAAGTCGTATATGTCAAATAGCTTATATGTGTGTAGATGATGACTACAATATAATATCAGAAAAAGAATACAAAATAAAAGGTATTGATGTAGGAGATAGTGTTAAATATCATAATCTAACTAACGATATACTAGAAAAGCATGGAATATGTTTCGAAGATGTAGTAAAAGAAATTTATGAAGACTTCAAAAATTGTAAATCACTTATAGCGCATAATATAAATTTTGATTTGAATGTTTTATCAAGTGAATTATATAGATCAGGATACATAAAATTTTCTTCTATGATACGGAAAAAGAATATAAGGTGTAGTATGTTAATACTCAAAAATCGAGTATGTGCGCTAAATAAGTATGGTAAAGTCAAATATCCAACACTTACTGAATTATATCAATTTGTTTTTGGGAATGACATAGAAATTAAAAACGCTCATAACGCATATTATGATGTTTTAGCATTAGTAGAAAGTCTTAAAGAATTAAAGATGAACCATAGCATTTGCATATTAAATGGTTTTTCATAATAGGAAGATATTCTATAAAATAATAAATCAAATTTTTTTTTCTTACTTAATATATAAAAAGAAAATGGGAGGAGGTCTTCTTCAATTAGTTGCTTATGGCGCCCAAGATGTATATCTTACGGGCAATCCACAGATTACATTCTTTAAGGTAGTATATCGCCGTCATACTAACTTCTC